CCTTGCGGTACCGACCACGTCGGACCAGTGGGATGAGTTCCTGCAGACCACGTCGCTGTTCGCCGAGTACGAGGCCAACGGCGGCTTCTGGCACGCCAAGGTCCCGAACCTGCGCACCCTTGCCGCCACTGAGGCGGATTCGAAGGCCTTCATCAAGAAGACGCAAGCGCTCGCCGGCAATCTCCAGTTCATCAGCCGTAAGTACAATGCGGCGCACATGGAGACATTCGCCAAGCCCGAGGATCTGGTGCTGGTCACAACTCCCGAGGTGATGGCGAACATCGGTGTTGAGGCGTGGTCCGCCGCCTTCAACCAAGAGTTCAGTCAGCTGAACGGGCGCATCGTCACCATTCCGGAAGAGTACTTCGGGATGGAGAAGACGCAGGCGATCCTGACGACGAAGGATTTCTTCGTCATCGCCGACAACCTGCTTGAGAACCAATCTCAGCCGAACGCCATTTCGCTGGGCACCAACTACTTCCTACACCACTGGGAGGTGATCAGCGCCTCGCTGTTCGTGCCCGCTGTCGCCCTGTGGACCGGTGATGACGATTCCACGATCACGATCAAGCCAAGCGAGCTGAAGCTGACGATCGAGAAGGCGGCCCACGCCGATACTGGCGCCCCGGTTTCGACGACGGCGAAGGCGCTGCCGGGTGAGAACATTGAGATTGTCCACAAGGTTGCCGGGAAGAACACGTACGACTACGAGTTCGGGGTTGCCTTCTCGGTGACTGGCGCGAAGTCTCAGCGCACTCGCATCACGAATGAGGGTGTGCTCAAGGTGGGCCTGGATGAGGCGGCGGAGACGCTCACGGTCGTAGGGTCGATCACGTACATTGATCCGGCGACTCACAAGCGGATCACGCAGACGCCGGTGACCGCACAGGTTCCGGTAGATGCTTCCAAGGCCGTGAAGGTCTGGCCCAAGGAGTAATCCTCCTTTCCTTGAATACCACGACCGTCGTTACGACGGCCGTGGTATTCTTCTTTCATGACTTCATATCAGCCCCCTGAGGATATTGGGGATTTCGGATACGATTTTAATTACGCTGTGTGGACTCCGGGCACCACGGTTGTTCTTTCGCGCGTGAAATGGGACTCTACGTACCGCGATATTGTCTGGTTTGATGACTATGACAAGGCATGGAATTATCATGACGAGAAGGGCATTAAGCTTGTCGTCAATGGGTTAACGTACTGTGCTCAGGGGCAGCCTGTAAGGCTTGATATTCCGTTCAGCCAGGCGAACGAGTACAATTACATGTGTGTAAGGAATGCGGCCGATTCGGTGAATTCCCGCAACACGTTCTACTACTTCATCACATCCGTTGAGTACGTTGCACCGCACACAACAGAGTTCACTGTGCAGCTCGACGTCTGGCAGACCTACATGCACGAAATCAAATTCGGCATGTGCTACGTTGAGCGCGGGCACATCGGCATTGCCGCCCAAGACAAGTGGGAGAACTACGGGCGCAAGTACCTCACCGTCCCCGAAGGGCTCGACACCGGCGGCGAGTACGTCATCTCTGAAGTGTGGCGCCATGACATGGCCTCCGTCGAGCATATCGACGGCAACGTTGATTCCGCCAACTATGACATCATCGTCACTTCTGCTATCGACTTACTCGTCGATTACGGCACCGAGGATGACCCCCACTTCCAGACGGCGAAAGGATCGCTCGCCGGAGGCATGGCGAATGCAACGTGCGTGTACGCCATGGACATCGGCAACTTCCGCAGCCTCGCCGAAGCCCTCTCCAACTGCCCATGGGTGAGCCAAGGTGTGCAAACCATCACCGCCATCCCGAAAGGGATTATTAACTTCGACGGGCTGACGAGTGCGAAGACGCCGGACACATCCGGCTATGAAGAGGACAAGAAGCGGCGCACCAAGAAGCAAGGAGCGACCGTCTACCCAATCACCACCGGCTTCGGGTCCGCAGGAATCAACAACAATCAGACTATCGATCTTGCGCCCGGCTTCCGCAAGGAGGACAACATTCCTGAGCGCTACCGCATGCTCTGGAAGCTCTACACCTACCCGTACATGGTCTATGAGGTGACCATGTTCAACGGCGCCCCGCTCCTGGTGCGCCCCGAATGCGTGTGGGACACGAGCCTGAAGGTGACTATGTGGGCGCACGTCGTGCCGCCGGGGCCGCGCATCATGTTCACCGTCAATGGCTACAATCAGAACAACACCGGCGACGGCAACAACGCTTACTCCGAACACTTCGACGCCATGACCGGGATCAGCGCCCTGCCGACGTTCGCACTGACGAACAATGGGTACCTGCAGTACATGGCGGGCAATGCGCACTCGATCCACTACCAGTACCAGAGCGCTGATTGGGCCCAGCAGAAAGCGATCCGGGGTGCGGACACGTCCTACACGCAGGCCCAGGCGTCTATGATGCAGGCGAATCAAGCGACCGACCTCACCAACGCCTACTCGCGTCAAGGTGCGGAATACAACGCCAACATGCGCCTGTTGGGCGGCTCGTTGAATACTGGTGCGAGTGCGATCGGGCAGCTCGCCGGCGGAAACATTGGCGGGGCGTTGAGTTCGGCGCTGATGGGCGGCATCAATAATGGCATGGCCTACGGGATGGCGATGGAGAACAACCGCCGCGAGATCGAAGCCCGTAGCGCCATGACCGGACTGAACAACAGCTACGCGAAGTTCAATGCGGACACGAATCTAGCGATGGCGAAGTTCGCCGCCAACGGCGATTACGCGAACGCGATTGCGGGTATCAATGCCAAGGTGCAGGACTCGCGGATGATCGCTCCGACGACGTCGGGCGGCGTTGGTGGCGACGCCTTCAACCTTGCTACCTATGGGTGGCGGCTTGTGTGCCGTCAACGGCGCATTGATGACGGCACTCTGACGCGTATCGGCGAGTTCTGGCTGCGGTACGGGTATGCGATGAATATTCCGACGAAGGTTCCGAAGAATCTTCAGTGCATGACCAACTTCACGTACTGGAAGATGCAGGAAACCTACCTGTATTCAACGACGTGTCCTGAAGGTTTCCGCCAGTCCATTCGCGGCATTTTCGAGAAGGGCGTGACCGTGTGGTCCGATCCGGATAGGATTGGGAAAACCGATTTCGCAGACAACGAACCCCTACCCGGCGTCAACATCAATATGGAGTGGTGATCATGAAGCGTGAGGATTACGTGAACAGCCAGATATACCGCCCTTTCGCTGAGGGCGGATCAATGCGGGCAAACCCCGCTCAGAATCGTGAGGATCACCTGTTCCGCATGTACGTGCGGATCATCAGTGAACTGTGCTCCAACCGGTTTAATTGGCAGGGGCTGCCGGAGACGATCGACGCGAGGTACCTGGAAGTTACGCTTATGCATGATGCGCTGGCCGTGTTCTATTACGACCAGGAATTCGCAAGGTTCATGGCGCTGCGCGCCACGGGACTCGGGCAGTTGAACATGTACAACAACCCTACCGAGTTCGTGGTTTACGGAAACCAAGTTTATTCGAAGACGTTGGATGCTAAGAGCTGTGTCCCCATCTGGGCCAACTACATGCGCTGCCCCGACTGGGACGTGATCGACACCTACGCGCAGCGGCTCGCAGCCTTCGACCGCACCCTTGAGATCAACATGCTGAATGCGCGCCACCCCATCGTCTTCGCCGTCAACAACAACGAGTACCACACCTTCGTGCAGGCCTACAACAAGGTTGTGGAGGGACAGCCCGTCATTTTCGCAACCGAAACCATGAACCGCGACTCTCTGGCCGACAAAGTCGCCATGTTCGACACGGGATACAAGCCCCACCAGATTCAGGACGTCATGGAGGCCAAGGTCAAGACCTGGAACGAGTGCATGACATTGCTCGGCATCATGAACGTCAACTCTGAGAAGCGCGAGCGCATGGTTGTTGAGGAAGCCAGCGGCAGCTCGGGGCAGGTGCTCGGGATGCGGGCCGTGGCTCTGAATGCACGGCGCGCAGCGTGCGATCAGATCAACCGCATGTTCAAGCTCGATGTCCACGTCGAGTGGAACCTCGACCAGACGTCGGAACCGGGAGAGGACCCGATGGAGATGATGGCGATGCAGGCCGCTATGGGCGGCCTGGGGAGCACTGACCTTGAAGCCATGAACCCTCACAGCGATAAGGAGCCCACCAATGCCTGACTTCACTATAGAACTGCGCGAAGTTATTGCTCGTCACGGCACCAATTCTCTGGGGTTGGATTCATACCCGATTTTCGATGAGGCCTACCGCGATATTCTGAACCAGAAGATCATCGATCATTTCTGGTACAACGAGATCTCGCATGAGACTGTGGACATGTGGATACGGCAGATGCGCACCAAGATGCAAGAGATCATGCCGTACTACAACAAGCTGTACGAGGCGGAGCTCATCAAGATCGATCCGCTCTCCACGCAGGATGTCATCTCGACGTCGGCGAGCGAGCAGGATTCGAGCTCCCGCAACGAGCATAGTGATAGCGGAGAAACGACGTCGAAAACGGTGTCGAAGAGTGATGCGAAGTCCAGGACAGTACAGTCTCAGCTTCCGCAGGTGCGCTTGTCGGGGGACAAGGATTATGCGACGGCGGCCAGCGATGTGAGCAGTGATAGCGGGGGCGTGAACGATACGGACGGTTCGACGACGTCACGTGGGTCGGGCGAGTCGTCTTCTCGTGGTTCGCAGTCGTCCAAATCGCGGTCGAAAGGCTATACTGGGCATACGGCTCAGCTTATTGCGGCGTGGCGTGACACGTTTATCAATGTTGATCTCATGATCATCGTTGAATTGCAGGAATTGTTCATGGGGATTAGGAGTACGAATGACAGTTTCACTGGAAGGTCGGCCGCATTCCGGCCCTGGTCAATTTATTGAGGATGAGTACCTGCTCATTCCTCCTGACTACCGTCTGAGTAACTCTATTCCTTTCACCTACAGGGACGGGTACACGTATCTGCAGATGATGGAGGAGATGCGTCGGTGGGTTGACGATGGGTTGAAGACGGCGCTCAGTAATGCACTTGAGTCGCTTGCGGGGGATTATAATCAGAAAGTTCACGCTCTCATTATTGATCTCAATAAGGAGATGGAGAACTACAAGGCGTTGCCGCCGCAAGTGCGACAGATGCTGCGCGATGCTATTGCGAAGTATGACGATGAGTTCAAGATCTTCAAGAATTCTCTGGAGGAGTATCTTGATCGTCGCATTAACCGCGATCACATTGAGGTCACAAACTGGTTGCGCGGCGGCCCCTCCACCCTGGAGGAACTGCTCTTCGACATGCACAACCGTTACACAGTCAATGGGTTGTTGGCGGAGGATTTCTCCCGCATGGCTGCAACATGTAAAGAGATCGACGATCTGCCGATGAGCATCTCCGAGATGGAGACCAACGGTAAGGTGTTCATCCGAGAATTCGATCGCGACTACATTTTCTCACCGATTACCGGGAACCGCATGAACATGAGGGATGCCCTATATGAGGTTGTGGAAATGATGAAAACCGGTAGTGGTAACATGGTGTCGTGGACTGTGGACTACTTCGAGACGCCATCACTGCAGGACATTGAAAACCGATTCGTGCCAGCGTAAGGAGAGAAAATAATGCCGGCAACAAACAGGACCAAGAATTTCCAGCTCCCGATCTACCAAGCAAGTGACCATTTCTCCGTACTCGGGGATATGAACAGCGCCATGAACATGATCGATGAGAAGCTGGGAGAGGCGACCGTCCAGGCGACGGCGGCGGCGCGCGACGCCACCAGTGCACTGGCGGCCGCCAACGACGCGTCCGACAACACCCATATCGCCAAAGAGTCGGCGCAGTCGGCGCTGTCCGTGTCCGCCAACGCCAAGGGCGATGCGCAGCGGGCGCAAACGATGGCCGAGGAAGCCAAGACGAAGTCCGACAAGGCCGTCGAGATGGCGACGGCGGCGTCCACCAACGCCACTGAGGCGAACCGGACGGCGGCGACAGCGACGGCGACGGCGAACGCGGCGTCGCAGACAGCGAACGCGGCCGCTGCGAGTGCGTCGAGTGCCGCCCAGTCGGCGAACGGTCTGGCCGCGGGCATCGCGGATGCGAAGGCGGCGGGCGACAAGGCTGCGGTGATGCGCACCCGGTACCAAGTGATCAAGTCTGGTGAGAACGACCGCATCCTTCGCAGCGCGAATGACTCTGAGAACACGACCGTTGTGTCGGGTACTGTGGAGCTGAATGCAGATGATGTGGTGACGGCGATTGCGCAGGCTCACCACAGTACGCAGGGGTCGAACGCGATTCACTGGTACTTGTTCATGGAGCGCCCGAGTGGTGCGACGTCGTGGTTCGCCTGCTCCGGTTCGCAGGGCCCGTTCGACGGCTCCTACGTGCACTCGCAGGTGGCGGGGATGTTCAAGGCGGATGAGGGTGCGGGACGCTACACGTTCTCGCTGCGGTTCAATGGGCCGACGAACAAGGACACGAAGGTGTTCATGCGCAACACGCGCATTGTGGTACACTGATCTCGCCAAGGGGATGAGGTTACCCCCGGCGCCATGGGTGGGCGCCGGGGGTATTTTATACGGAGAATAGCTATGGCTTTCGATGATATTCACAAGAAATGCATGATCGCTACGCTCGCCACCGTTGAGGCGAGCAATGATTACTCCATCATTTCTGCTCCGGACACTCTTTCTCTCGGTATCGGGCAGTGGACGCAGGGACGCGCCTATGACCTACTGTCGCGCTTCAGCGGTGTGAGCTTCGGAGCCACCGTCGACGGATGGATGGCGGAGGGTCGTGACTCGTGGACGATCGGGTCGCGGAAATATCAGTACTTGAGTGGCGCCGACCGTAGCGCTCTGAGCGACGCACTGGACAGTGAGCAGGGGCATCGCATCCAGAACTCACAGATGCTCGCCGACCTGGAGAATGAGTACATTCCCCGCTGTCAGGAGCTGGGGATGGACCCTGAAGGTGAGACTGAGGCGTGCATGCTGCTGATCGTGGTGATGCACCGGTGGGGGAATTACGCGTCGATCTTGGGGCGCCTGGCGCAGGGTGCGGGGACGCCGGCGACGTTGGATTCGATGGCGGCCGCCATCAAGTATGAGGGTGAATGGTGGGCGGTCGGTCAGCGGTATGAGGTTGCGTACCGGATGATCGCGAATCTGGAGACGAACGGTGTGGAACTCAGCCCCGGAGAATCGGGCACTGATATGTCCAAAAGTGCCGGAAAAGATGCAGGTAAGGTCTCCAAGAAAATCAAGTATGTCAAGCGCGACGGTAGTGGAGCGCTCAGCATATACCTCGTTGACGGAACCATTGCTCGCGCTATGCCTAGTGGCGATGGTTACTGGGTGGCATCGAAAGAGTCGCAGAAGGACGGAAAGAAGGGTGGATCCGGAGGCAGCGGTAGTGGCGGCGGTGGCGGCGGTGGCGGTGGCGATCTTCATGCTCTCACTGAGCTCGCCATAAACAGTATTGGCAAGTTCGAGTACCACCAGTGGTATGAGGCGCGGTTGCACCCGGATCAGACGGGTGTGACTGACTGCAGCGGCTTCGTGTGGTGGCTGTACAACACGTGCCTGGGTATGGATATTGGCGCCGGTGGTACTGCGGAGATGATCGATTCGTATGGGTGGGTTGTTGCTGAAGGTGGTGGGGCTTTCGATGCGTATGATCAGATCCGCGAGGGTGATCTGATCGTGTGTCGGTGGTATTCTGGTGGCGGTCACGTTGAGTATTGCACCGGCGGTGAGAATGGGGAGACTATTGGGGCGCGCGGTCCTGATGGGCATTCTGAGCCGCATTGGGGGAATGCATCTATGTTCTCCGGGTGCTATTGGAAGCTGAAGCGTTATGTCTAAGAGGAAATTTTCTTATTATGATTTCGGGCGCGTGCTCTCGTATAATGCTGTCATCAATATGATCATGGGGGCGCGGGGGCTCGGAAAAACGTATGGTGCGAAGAAGATTGTCATCAAGAATGCGATCGAACGCGGCGAGGAATTCATTTACCTAAGGCGCTACAAGCCCGAGCTGAAGAACCGAGATAATTTTTTCTCGGACATCGCCCACGAATTCCCTGGTTACGAATTCAGGGTGAACGGTCCGCGAGCAGAGTATCGCTTAGAAGGCGATGATAAATGGAAGACCATGGGATACTTTCAGGCGCTCAGTATTGCGGGGCACGTGAAGTCCGTGGCCTTCCCGCTTGTCACAACCATCATTTTCGACGAATTCATCATCGAGCAGGGGGTGACCCGCTTCCTCCCCGATGAAGTCACGAAGTTCCTGGACTTCTACAGCACTGTAGACCGGTATCAGGATAAAACGCGCGTCTTCATGCTCTCCAACGCGGTGACCATTATGAACCCGTACTTCGCGGCGTGGGGCGTTACGCCGGAAAAGGAGCTCACTCGTTTCGGTAACGGCTTTGTTGTAGCTCATTTCGTCGATTCAGAAAAATTCGCTCGCGAAGTGATGAACACGCGCTTCGGTAAATTCATTAAGGATTTCTCGGGGACATACGCCGATTATGCTGTGCAGAACGACTTCCGTGATAATGATGGTAGGCTCATCGCTAAGAAGGATTCGAAGGCGCAGTATGACTTCAGTATTCGCTGCTCATCGGGGGCTTTCTCTGTCTGGGTGGGGCAGGGCGCGGTGTTCTTTCAGCGCCGTCAGCCGAAAAGAGTGGGTATAATGTACACCATCACAGATGACGTACGGGAAGGGGAGATCGGGTTGGTGCGCAACGATAAGATCTGCCAGTGGCTACGTCGCAAGTATCGTGCGGGTAGATTATTTTTTGATTCTCCACAGTCTCGTAACGGTTTCCAGGAACTTTTTCTATGAAATTTATTATCGACATAAGCGTCATCACGTCATGGTTCGGGCTCATTCTCGGAATCGGGAGCATATGGGCCTATATCCATCCGCAAATGAAAAGACTCTCCACTCTGCTCACCGACTGGCAGGGGACGGAGGAGCGTCCGGGGGTTCCCCGGAGACCGGGCGTTATGGAGCGCCTAAGTAATATCGAAAACCGAGTTGACGAAATCAGCTCAATCACGAAGGAGAAGAAATGAAAGAGCTTGATCCGGCTCTCAGGTCCGCAATCTACAAGATCGGCATCGTCATCGGCGGTCTGCTCGTCGTCAAGGGGTACATCACCTCCGATGTCTCTGACGCGCTCGGAGCGCTCTTCGCCGCCGTCCTCGCCGTCGCTGACGCCAACGTTCCCAAGGATGAGGGCTGATGAGTCTCGGGAGCATCGCATACGCGATCACCCAGAACGATTGCATCGGCTACAGTCAGCCGGAGCGGCAGACGATCTACTCACTCAGCGGCCCGAGCGACACGAGCCACTACGTGAACGTTGACTGCAGTGAGATGATCTGCGCCATCTTCGAGTGGTACGGCGACCCCGTTTTCACTCGGGATGTGTGGACCGGCAGCTTGCGCCAGCAGGCGGAGACGTCCGGAAAATTCGATATCTGGGAGTGGGACGAGGACTACGTGCCCACCGATGGGGACATCCTCCTCACCGACGGGCACGTGTGCATGATCGGCATGGGGCTGATCTGCGAGGCGTGGATCGCTGAAGATGGGTCGATCGATGGCTACGCCGGAGACTCGACTGGGAATGAGGTGCACGCCTGGAACTACTGGGGACACCCCTACACGCAGACCGGGAAATGGTACTGGGTGATCCGGTACCGCAACGGAGACAACTACAACTACGAAAACGGAGATGAGTTAGAAATGGCATCCAGCAATGAGCTGCTCGAGGAGATCGCGTCCCTGCTGCGCAGCGGCAAGGAGGGCGAGCACTATGCGGGGGACATCAATTGGTACCTGAAGGCGATCTGGGAGGAGACGAAGGCGACGCACGCCCTCGTTGAGGAGATCGCCGACCGACTGCGCCCGGGCGAGGCCGGTAAGCGGTACGCGGGTACTGTGATCGGGTACCTAGCGGCCCTGTTGACGCAGAAGAACAACGAGAACAAGTAATCATTGAAGTGAGGTGAACGAGCGTGTCGCTCGCATTTCTGAAGGGGCGCCTCACGTCGGCGTCCGGGGAGGATGCGAGCGGCACGC